TTCCAGCAGGTAGAAAGTTAATATATATAGTTGGGCAAAAAGAATTTTTTGTAGTTATTTTAATTTTGTATTCGGAAATTTCTTTCCGGGTTTTCTTTTGGCCTATATTTCCTCCAACGATTGCACCAACGCCGCCTAAAAGCGCACCTCCAACAACAGCGCCACCAAGACTGCCTTTAGTAATTTGTTCGCCATCCTGTAATAGTTCATATTCAATAATTTCATCATATGAAAATATTATGGTAGATAAAAATTGAGGAAATCTTAAAAGTTTATTTGTTTCATCAAGTTCTATATATTTTTGAACAGAATTATCAACTTTAAATATGCTAAGACGTTCATTATTTTTTGCATTAACGGCAATGGCTTCATGAACCCGAGCAGGAGAGCTGTTTTTCCAATTTAATGCTCCCAAGAAAGGACCGCAATCATTCATGCATGCTTTGCAGATCATTCCGCTAGATAATTGTTTGGTGCCCTCATTTTGATTACATATGCAACATGTTTCTTTTTTTCCAAATAATCCCATAATATACCTTCTTTCTGTGTTTTTAGTTAATATATCATATAAATGTATAAAACTCTACAAATTAAGTCATTATACTATATAAGATTTCAGCCTTAATTCTATCAAAGCCTGTTCATATCCCAGTAGGCGAGAAAGCTGTTGAGTGGTTAAATCTCTATTTTCCCTAATAATATCATCTGGAATTAATAGTTTTACAGCAAATGTATTAGCTTCTATCTCCATTTTATTTACAGAAAGTAAAGTTTGCGATCGCAAAAACGGAGTAGATACATCTGGATGGAGAAGGGCATGCCCTAACTCATGGGCGCATGTAAACTTTTTCATGTTTTCACTCAAAGCAACATTGATGTGTATTTGTTTCATTCTTAATGGCTTATTGTAGTAACCATTAATTGTTCCAAGTTCCTCATAAAAAATTGAAATATTAAGCATATCTGCTATTTCAAAAGGATCATTGGTTTTATATTTTTTTATTAGGCGCGATATTACATTTTGAATATCCAATAGATCACATCCTATTCATTATCTGTGCGATATTTTTTTGGTGTAAATTTCTGTTTCGCATTTATCTTGGCTATTTTCAAGCTGTTCTCCAAGCTCGCTTTTAAAAGTTCTCTGGTTTCATCGTCTAAAGGTTCGCCAGAAAACATAAGGGATTCCTGAGAATCTTCTAATGCATTAAGTGTATTTTCGAGACGTTTAGCGATGTCGCGTTCGTCTTTTTGATTTAATTGCAACCCTGATTTAGCCGAAGTATTTTCTCCATTCATCAAAAAATCCATTGAAATATCAAAATATTCACAGACTGCTTTTGCAGTTTTTGGAGAACATTCAGAGCCTTTATTTTTCCAGGTGCTGATCGTAGAGGAATTAATGCCAGTGTCTTTACAGAAACGATAAGGCGTTATTCCTCTCTCCTTACATAATTTCTCAAAAATTTCGTACATACTTTTCCCTTTCTAAAATTATCTCGGAAAAACGAAATAAAAGTATTGACAAGTTCGGTATAACGAGGTATAGTATGTACATGGCTCGGTTATACGAACTAATTCAAAATAAAACGAGATAATTCGTAATAATGATATAATTCGTTCTGACAAACTAAATATATCACTAAACCGAGCTAAACACAAGTATAAATAACATACAAAAAGGAGGGATATTTTTGTCGAAAATGTACACCTGTGGCGAAGTCGCAGAGAGATACAAAGTCAAGGTCATCACTGTATGGGAGTGGATTCGCCAGCAGAAACTCGGAGCAATTAAAATTGGAAAAGAATACAGAGTTTCTGAGGAAGATTTAATTGCATTTGAGAACGCTAGAAAAACCACCCTGGCGAAGTAGAGGATGTCACAACACCAGTTCAATAGAAGGGAGATGAGAAAAGTGAAAGCAGCACCGGAAGTTAATAAATCAACAATAGAAGAAACGCTCCAAAGCATTGACAGTACTTTGAAGCGCATTGAGAAGATACTCAGAAATAAAAGTGATGCCACAGTTATTACAAGCCAAATTATGGAAAGTATGACCGATGTTTTGGAGAAAAGTCAGGAGACGCTCTCTAAATCGAGTCCGAAGCATCAGCGGGATTAGCAAAACCTATTGAGAAGGGAGATGATTGAGTGAAATATAGAAAAGGAATTAAAATTTCTGAAGCTACAGAGAAGGAACTCCTTCGATATCAGATGGAAAAGATAGCAAAGGAGTCCTGCAGTGAAGATCTTAGTGGAGAATCAACAGCTTTAGCAGAGCTGTATAAATCACTTAAGAACAGCGACATTCGAGTCTTTATTGGATTTTTGATAAGCCTTCATTTGATTGTAGACCTCATTGTACTTGTCAAAAAGCTGTTCCGGGGTGAGGTTTGAAATATCTGACTTTTGCAAATAAAGAATTGTTAAGTCATGTAATTTCTCAGACATAAGCATATCTCCTTTCATGATACTCGGACGCGGCAACGTCCTGTAAGGAGATCATACCACAGATGGAGAAATAAAGAAATGTAACGAGAAGGGAGAAAATATGAGCGAAGCAGAAGAATTAGAAAAACTGTGTAAGCCGGTAGTCGACTGGTTGAAAAAGAACCATGATCCGCATACCGAGGTACATATAACCGTAGATCACATTGATCTGATGGAGAGTGTGATCGGTATTCCGGTAAAGTAGTAAAGTAGGGAGGTGGCTGGATGAATTATCCAAAACCAGTAATGAAAGCAACAGAGCTTGAAAAGATGGGGTTTCCAAGGGAATTTTTACTTTACGCGTTCCGCCGAAAAGGGCAGACATATGCGTGGAAAATGAACCCTGCAAAACCGAATAGTACGATAGTATTTGACACGGAGAATTTTGAAAAATGGAGATGCAAGATTGCAGGATCGGGGAGGTGGTAGTGTGTGAGACGTTTATCTAAAATCATCATGGCAACCGGCGGGATTATATCAATGCTTGCCATGTGCTGTCTCGACAGCGACGGCATTTACATGTACTATGCAGGAGCAGTCTGTATCCTTGGTGGATTTATCGCCGGAGCTGGATATGGGTTGAGAGCTCTGTCGGAGCGCAGAAGAGAGATGCAGATCGAGATGTTTTATTTTCATCAGGCGGACAAGCTGGATGGGGATATGGTGTTGATCGATTGCAGTGACAGTACGAAGGAGGCAAGGTAGTGACAAATGCACAATGTTTAAGCGAGGAAGAAAATCCCAAAGTAGAGGATATGGCTGTTGGCATGATTATTGCGAAAGTGGGACTTGATTTCAATATCGAAGTTAATGCTGAAAGTTATGTGCCAATTTATCATCAGATGAAAGGATGGTTACTTAGTGAAAAAGAAAAATAGCACCCTGAACTTTGGCGAGGACAGGTGCTATTTACCAAGAGGATTTAGAAAAATCCTTTTGATGTATTTTAACATGAAAGTGAGGAAAAAGCAAATGAATGAAAAGGACAAGCAATTAGAAGAGTTTAAATTGATCGCACAGGCAGTTATCCCAGCAATTAATTGTATTAAAAATACGCTGGAAAATCACAAAATCGACAGCCTGCTTTCTTTAACAATGTCGGCAGATGGTTATCTGACAATGAACATTCATGAGATTGAAGGAATCAATTTATCAAGAGTGAGTAACGATGATGTCCTTAGAATCGAAAAGCATGAGCGTTATGAGGTGTACTGATGGAATATATACCGGATAATGCAGATCTGTTTGACGAACAGGAAGCGGAGCAGGCAAGAATACATCGTTTATATGAACGTCTGGCCAGAGAGGAAGAAATGGCAGAGATGCGTTTGGATGAAGAAATGTACGAGAAATGGGAAAATGAAAGGTGGTAAATATGAATTTATTTGAGATTGAAAATGAAATCATGAACTGTTGGGATCAGGAGACAGGGGAGATCCTTGATTCTGATAGATTGGACCAGCTGGAAATGGAGCGTGACACGAAGATTGAGAATATCGCTCTTTATATTAAAAATTTGACAGCGGATGCTGAGGCATTAAAGGCAGAAAAGCAGTCATTTGCAGAGAGACAGAAAGCAGCGGAAAACAAGGCTGAATTGCTTAAGAAATACCTCGCAACTTATCTTGCCGGACAGAAATTTTCAACACCAAGGGTAGCAATTTCATTCAGAAAGACATCCAGTGTCAATGTTACGGATATGACGGCGATTCCTAAAGAGTATTTAAAGTTTGCAGATCCTACAGTAGATAAAAATGCTATTAAGGCTGCGATAAAGGCAGGAACCAGTGTGGCAGGTGCAGAGATTGTAGAAGGAAAGAGCATGTCAATTAAATGAGCTGAAATGGTAATGGGACTGCCATTTTGGACAGTCAGATAGGAGAGAAAGATGGAAATAGTAATTAAAACAAAGAAAAAGACACAGCTTATTGCGAGAGATAAGGCAAAAGGTGGAGGAGTCATCCGGATTGATGAGGAAGCCTGCGATATTTTAGAGGGGATAGCTAAAAAACTGGAAGCAAGTGTCAGTATAAAAGAGTTAGCATCTTCCTTTATTAAAGCGGCTGCGGATAATGCGGTTATTAAAGAAGAGGAGGAAGAGTAATGGCAATCCCGGTACTTATTATTGGAAAATCCGGTATGGGAAAGAGTGCAAGCCTTAGGAATTGCGCAGGAAATCCGGATTGGAACCTTATAAGGGTTTTAAATAAACCACTTCCATTTAAAGGGAAGATCGATGGATGGAACACGGATGATTATCAGACGGTAATGAAGTGTTTGATCCAGTCCAAGGCAAAGAACATTGTGATTGATGATGCCGGATATCTGATCACAAATATGTTCATGAGCAAACATAGTGCTGCAGGTGGCGGTAATGGAGTTTTCACTTTATACAATCAGATCGGTGATCACTTCTGGAATCTGATCCAGTTCATTATTGAGAAGGTCCCGGCAGATAAGATTGTTTATGTGATCATGCATGAGGAAGCAAATGAACTCGGAGAGATTAAACCAAAAACCATTGGAAAGCTGTTAGACGAAAAGGTGTGCATCGAGGGTATGTTTACAATCGTGCTGCGGTGCATTGTAGAGTCAAATAAGCATTTATTTGTCACTCAGGCGGCAGATGGAGCAGTCAGCAAGTCGCCGATCGGCATGTTTGAGGATGCGGTCATTGATAATGACATGCTGTTAGTTGAAAAAGCAATCAGAGATTATTACGAAATCGGAGGTAAGGAAAATAATGCAGAAACCAAATAATTACGATGAGACACCGGAAGGCGGAGAGTTTACTCCGGTAGATCTTGGTGGACATAAACTGATCATTAAGCAGGTCAGTGAAACAAAATCGAAAAGTGGAAAAGATATGATTGTTGTACTTTTTGATTTTGCACCAGATGATGCGCAACCGGGGTATTTTACAGAGCAGTTTAAGAATGATATCCGCCCGGATAAGAAATGGCCTAACCAGGCAACACAGTACATTTTAACAGAAGATGCCGAAGGTAAGTGCAATCGTTCATTTAAGACATTTACAACCTGTGTAGAGCACAGCAATACCGGATTTACAACGCAGTGGGGCGATAACTTCGGTGCGCAGTTTAAAAATAAGAAGATCGGCGGAGTATTCGGTGAGCAGATGGATTTTTACAACGGGAAAGAGGTCAGAAAACGTGTGATGCGTTGGTTCGTATCGCTTGACAAGGTCGAGAAAGCCGGCATTCCAGAGACGACAGAAACAAAGGCTTATAAGGAATACAAAGGCAGCGCGCAGAGTTTTTATGATAAAGCTCCGAAAGATGCAGATGGTTTCATGAATATTCCCGATGGGATCGATGAAGAGTTGCCATTCAATTAAGGCAGGTGTTTTAGTTGCAGATACAAGTAGACACAAGGGAACATAAAAAAGAATGGGAACGGATCCGGACACAGTTTGATGACATTGGAGTTAAATATTTCCAGTCCAAAATGTATGTAGGCGATTATCAGTCTCTGGATAACCCAAGACTGGTAATTGATCGCAAAAAAGACTTGCAGGAACTGTGCGGGAATGTCTGTCAGCAGCACGAACGTTTTAAAGCTGAACTGGTTCGGGCGATACAGCAGGATATTAAGATCGTGATTCTGGTGGAGCACGGGGAAGATATAAAAACATTAGAAGATGTTTACTTCTGGCAGAACCCAAGAAAACATGAAATCCGATGGAAGACCGTTAATGGGCGGAAGGTAAAAACAGTGTGCTCTGAAAAGGCGGTAGATGGAATGCAGCTATATAAAAGTCTGTGCACGATTAGAGATAGATACAATGTAGATTTTGCTTTCTGTGAGAAATCGGAAACGGGCAAAAAGATTGTGGAGATTTTAAATGACGGTAGATGAAATAAAACAGTCTCATTCCATGTGTGACATAGTTGAATCATATGGTTTTCATCCAAACAGGGCGGGATTTGTTCCCTGCCCGTTCCACACCGGTGATCATACGGCCAGCATGAAAATATATAAAGATTCGTACAACTGTTTTGGATGTGGAGCAAATGGGGACATTTTTTCATTCGTTCAGGGCATGGAACATTGTGATTTTAAGACAGCTTTTTACAGCCTTGGTGGAACTTATGAAAAACCAACAAAAGCATCTGAAATGACCATATATCACATGCAGAAAGCAAAGGAAAAAAGAAAACGCGAGGAAGAAAGTCTAAAAAGAAAAATCGATTTGAATAATCAGCTTATTGGCATATATGTTACATGGCTGAAAAAATCAGAACCTTTATCGGATGTATGGTGCGACTGTCAGAATGCGTTGATGGTCTGCCTGCACCATGATGAGGTATTACAAAAAGAATTGGAAAGGGGTGGCATAGGTTGAAATTACTGAAAGAGTATGATGCCGAATCTATTCTGTCAGAGGAAGTATTTACTGAAATATTTAATGAGCCGGATGAGATTCAAAAGGCAAGAATGCTCTTATCATTCCAGGAACGTGCAGAGCAGTTGGATAAAGAACATAAAGGCACATTGAAAAAATTCAATACCATGCTCCGGGCATATAAAAAGACATTCAAAGAAATTGAATCATCCAAGAAAAGCCATCCGCAGCAACTTGCAGATAATTACACACACTTTGATTATTTTGAAGATGGACATGAATTATACTCTGGATCCTGGATTGCAGATGATGACGGTGTAAGGACCTTTAACATGTTCGGAGAAGTACTTGCCTGTTATCATCCGATTCTTCCAGTGAAAAGGCTTAAGAATCTGGAAACCGGAGAAGAACAGATTGAGATCGCATATAAACGGAACGGGCGATGGTATACAAAAAAATTTCCCAAGACCGTCATCACGTCGGCAAGCAAGATTGTCCAGTTGTCCGGTGTAGGAATATCCGTAACAAGTGAAAATGCAAAGCACCTGGTCCGGTACATGTCAGACATTGAAAATATGAACGATTCACTGATCGAGGTGCAGAATTCCACCAGTAAACTTGGATGGAACGGGAACGATTTTATTCCATATGACCAGAATATTGTATTTGATGGTGACAGTCGGTTTAAAAGCCTGTTTGATGCGGTGCATGAACGCGGTAATGAAGATACCTGGTATGAACATGTGAAAGAACTTCGCAGAACCGGAAAAACAGAAATTAAATTTATGCTTGCTGCAGCCTTTGCATCCGTACTGATCGAACCGCTTGGAGGACTTCCATTTTTTGTGGACCTGTGGGGAGAAACTGAGGGCGGTAAATCTGTCAGTCTTATGCTCGCAGCATCTGTCTGGGCAAATCCGGACGAATCACAGTACATAGGAGATTTCAAGACAACGGATGTGGCACTGGAAGCAAAAGCAGATATGTTGAATCATCTGCCAATGATGCTTGATGATACCAGTAAAACATCATCGAGAATACGGGAGAATTTTGAAGGAATCGTTTATGATCTGTGTTCCGGCAAGGGAAAGAGCCGGAGTAATAAAGAGCTTGGAATCAACCGTGAGAACCGGTGGAAGAACTGCATCATAACAAACGGTGAACGGCCATTGAACAGTTATGTCAGTCAGGGCGGGGCAATCAACCGTATTCTGGAGCTGGAGTGTTCACAGAAAATCTATGATGATCCGCAGCGTACGGCTGAGATTCTCAAGAAAAACTATGGATTTGCCGGCAGGGTGTTTGTGGATGTTTTTAAGGACATGGATAAAACAGAACTGCGGAACATACAAAGGGGATTTATGAACCGGTTAATGGATTCTGACAAAATGCAGAAGCAGGCAATGTCTCTCAGCATAATTCTCACAGCAGATAAAATCGCCACAGAAAGCATTTTTAAGGATGGGGTATATATTTCCCTGGATGAAGCAAAAGAAACACTTACGGACTATTCAGACGTGTCAGATAATCAGCGCTGTTATGAGTATATCCTTGGAATGATCGCTATGAACCAGACAAGGTTTGATGCGGCAACAGCCTGTGAGAAATGGGGCATTTTGGAAAATGGATATGCGGTGATCTATAACCCGGCATTTGACAGGATCTGTGAGGGCGGAGGATTTTCTAAAAAAGCATTTCTATCATGGGCGGACCGGCACGGCAAGATCCAGACCCAGGCAGGGCAGTATACGAAGCAGAAGAAGATCGAGGGAAAGAACTTCCGGTGTGTGTTTTTAAAACTGGATGACGGAATTGAGGTCGATAAGGATGGTTTCATGCAGATATCAGAGGATGAGCAGGAAGAACTGCCATTTAAGTAGAATAAATTACAGATGTGAGGTAGCAAGTAACACAGGTAACATGCGATTTTCACTTTTTATATAGTTTAAAAATTTTTTTTTCATGAAAAAATTGAGATAAAAAAATAATTTCTACGCGTAAAAAGATTGTTGTTACTTTGTTACCTTGTTACCAATCTCTGCAAGTATTGATTTTACTGAATTTGTTAGTAACAAAAGGTATCACAAGTTTACAAAAAGGATGTGATTTCTATTTTAAATAATGCACAACGTGAATGGTTGAATAAAAAGAAAGATTTTATCGATCAGCAGATCAGTAAGTTTTATCCGTTAACAGATGAACAATGGCAGCATGTCACAGATATCGTGGATGATACTGTAAAGAAAGCCAAGGGACATGAAGCGGAAGTAAGAAAAGAACTTTTTGATCTGATGGAAAAATGGGAAAGAAAAGAGAAAGAAGGTGTACGGGATGAGTAATGCACTGGCAAGAAAGAAAAAGCGGATGCAGCCACTTGGATATTCCAAGAGTGAACTGATCGGAATACAGAGACACGCCAAGGCACAAAGCAATGCGGATTATCTGATAGAGGAATCCTATTATAACGTCCGTATGATGGCATATCAGGCACTGCATGATAAGTTCGGATTCGGACACAAAAGAATCATAAAGGTTGAGCAGACCATTGATGCATATGTGGAGAATGCAAAGAATGGAACGACAGGCGAGGAACTTTGTTTTTATCTGAAAGATAAATGCAAGATTGACGTGAGAGAGGAAACAAATAAGATTCCGTATCGTGAGAGTTTTTATCTGGTAGAGAGAAAGATTGCACCGAACTGCATGATACAGGCAAATAAGTTTTTGCTGGCACAGGTATTTAATTATTTTGCTATGTTGGGTGTCTGCCTTAAAACACAGTTTAAATTTTCGGGAAATCAGATCAGACAGGTTTATGAGAGAATCAGATATTTGATTAACTGCCTTGCTACCGGATATGAAACTATGACGGGGATCGCAAGCGTATTGGAATGGGAATGTAAGTACATTGACAAGCGTTTTATCGGAAAGACGTATGAAATATAGGAGGAATGGTTGATGGACAAGTTAGTTGTGGAACTGCAGGATGGATATTTTGTGGAGATTGATTCTCTGAATCACACCCTGAGACAGAGATATGCCGGACAGGATAAGGACGGCAATGAAAAAGAAAGCGTTCGAACAATCGGATATTTTGGAGACATGAAACAGTGCATTAAGGCTTTGTTAGAGCGTTATCCGAGGGAGTTATCTGAAAAAGCACAGATTTCCTTTGATGAATATTTAGAACTGTTGGATAAGGCTTATACGAGGTCAGAACAGCTTGTGAACAGAATCGGAAAGAGACAGGGGGAGATATAAATGTGGAAAGAAGGTAAGAAACGCCGCGCAATTATCGGAAAAATGAATAATAACTTGTCAATGCCGACAAAGCACCCGGACCAGGATGCGTTGAAAAGATTCAGAGAAGTACCGTATCAGTTGCGGTATGGGAAGGAGAAGAAAGATGCTGAATAGAGAGAAGTATGCAAAAGAGATTATTGAAATCGCGTGCAATGGGGGGAACATTGCCGTCGTTAATGGAAAGCTGGAAAATTGCAGAAAAACACAGTGCAACGAGTGTAATTTTAATGGCGGCACAATAAGAGATTGTGAAATAAAGACGAGAAAATGGGCGAATAGCGAATATGTCGAACCGATTGAACCGCCGGTTGATTGGAGTAAAGTTCCGGTCGATACACCAGTGTTGGTAACAGATCGAAAAGATGCTGCTGAGTCAGAATGGAAAAAGAGATATTTTGCAAAATATGAAAACGGAATGGTGTACACTTGGGCGAACGGCGCAACGTCATGGAGCGGAGAAATTGTATCTAGTTGGATGTATGCCAAGCTGGCAGAAAGCGAAGAGGTAAACAGGATTCTGGCAGAGGAAGAAAAGACTGGTGGGTGGATTCCGGTAACAGAGAGACTGCCGGAGGATGATAAATATATCATGATTTCATTTGAAAATTTTACATTGCCGGACATTGGCAGATATGAAGCTGATAAGGACGGAAACGGTGCATTTTATCCGGGGGACGATGAGAAAAGTTATGTGGAATACGATTTGTTCGTGAATGCTTGGATGCCACTGCCGGAGCCGTACAGGGAAAGCGAGGAAAGTCATGATTGAGTGTATAAGAACTGCGGCACGGGATAGCAAAACGGAACGCATTAAAGTTTCTTGCCTAGATGTTATCGTCACAACGACAGGGAAAGCGCCGTATTACGAAATTAAGTACAAGGAAATCGGAGAGGACTATTATCATGTTGGCTACAGTTCCTATAAGCTAGAAAATGTTTTAGCTTGGAAAGGTGAGTGCTTTGAGATTGTGAAAGAATGCAGACCGCAGACCAATGCAGACCGGATCCGGAGCATGACGGACGAGGAACTTTTAGATTTCCTTTGCTCAATCGAAACATATGAGCAGGGTAGTGTAAAGACCATTGAGGGCGGTGTAGCAATGTGTTCTGTTACAGAGGTGGAACAATGGCTTAAGGCAGAAAGTGAGGGATAGCATGGAGAGATTAACATATGTGGCAGAGAATGGAGAAGTTTTATTTCATCCAGCAGATTTACCGGATGATGAGGGAATTACCATTACCCAGCTTGCGAAAGATGGAAGATACAAAGCCCTGGAAGAGATTGCGGAAAGACTTGCAAATAGAGAGCAAGCCGAAGAGCAGGGATTACTTCTGCAGTTGCCGTGCAAGGTGGGAGATACCGTTTATGTAGATAGTGCGATTCTTCCAATAATTGACCATAAGATTCCCTCATATTTTCCGGCACGAATTGTTTCATTCCGCTTTGCAAAAAGAAACTGGATGAAGATTGCGGTTAAGGCAAAATGGTTGCATAAATGGATTGACAATGAAACAGGTCCGGAAAGTGCTTATATAGATAGTGAGAAAAAATTTACGATTTCATTGTCTGGTATTGGCAAAACAGTATTCCTCACAGAATCTGAAGCCGAAGCCAAGCTGAAAGAAATGGAGGGGGAAAGCGATGTATTGTGATGGAAGATGTCAGTATTTGAACGAACGTAAACACAAATGTGAGTTGACCGGAGAAAAATTGACTTACATGAAACAGACCGGAAGTATTTCATTTTCCGTGCATGAACACAGAGGAGTTTGTAAAGGAAAAAAGGTGGAACGCGATGGAGAATAGATTTTTATCCCGTGCAAAGCGGATTGATAACGGAGAATGGGTACAAGGAAATCTTATACGGTCAAGTGATGCCGAAGATGGTTATGAAGCAATTATCATTCCAACAAATGATAGCAATATGTATACAAAAGGTGGGAGTAGAGGAGATTTAGGATTTGAAAATTGGCACAGGGTAAATGAAACTACCATCTGCCAGTGCACCGGATATGAGGGAATCTATGAGAAAGATATCTTCCGGTGCGAAGATGAAGATTACGTTATCAAATGGTCAGATGATTCGTTGAGTTGGGAAGCCGTATCCCTGTTTACTGACGTAAGTGTTTCCTTAGCAGAGCTCAATCCGGATTATATAGATGTTATTGGAAACGAGATTGATAATCCGGAACTGTTGGAGGTGTAGGATGCCGAGAACCATAGCGTATAGAGCGGGAGGATTTACAAATTGTGGAATCGGTTACACAAAATTCAGTCAGGAGGAATTGGCAGAAATGAAAGATAGAGTCATGACGGAGAATGAAGCAATTGAAGAATTAAAATATGATTGTAACGAACTTGGAAAAGCGATTCCGTGTGATACATCATGGGGAAAATCATTTGAAAATGCTTATGCAATGGCAATCAATGCACTTGAAGAAATTGAACAGTACCGCACGATCGGAACAGTGGAAGAATGCCAGAAAGCGATGACTGTAAGAAGAGCGGTACAGGAGATCGTTGATCAACAGCTTATTGCTGGGGAAAACAGTTACGAAGAGATATATGCTTGCTTTTGGGAAATAGTAAAAGTAGTTCAGGCGAATTATTAGACAGGAGGGCAAACGATGAGACTGATTGATGCTGATGCACTAAAGAAAGATTTAAAATCGGTTACTTTAAGCAATGGAACTTTAGTAAATACAAATGCAGTATTGTATTTACTAGAAGAATATCCGACCGCCTATGACCCGGACAAGATTGTGGAGCAGTTGGAAAATGAGAGAAAGTTTTGGGAGAATGCATATAACAGGAATTTGGGAAAAGAGAAAGCAAGAAGTTATGAGCACGCAATCGAGATTGTGAAAGGCGGTGGAGTAGATGCGAAAACCGATTCCTAAATCTGTTAGAAAACAAGTATATGCAAAATACAACGGTCATTGCGCTTACTGTGGGTGTGAATTAGAGTACAAGGATATGCAAGTAGACCATGTTATTCCTTTAAACGGTTGGAGCGAACAGGGAACGGACACGGTGGATAATATGCTCCCTGCCTGCCGGAGTTGCAATCATTATAAAAGCCGTTCTACTCTTGAGGGATTCCGAAAGATGGTTGAAGCAATGCCAGATACCTTGATGCGGGATAGCGTAACTTATAAAAATGCGGTTCGCTTTGGTTTAGTAATTCCCAATAAGCAACCAATTACATTTTATTTTGAGAAAGTAGGTGGTGTAGATGGCAATTAAACCAATATTATTTAACACAAAAATGGTTCGGGCGATTCTGGATGGGAGAAAAGATGCAACGAGAAGAATTGTAAAAGGCTTTATTCCTGATGATGCAGTATGGGGATATACCGCTTTTACACCTAAAGGGTACATATCGTGTAGAGGTACATTTGCAGATGGGTATGGAGAGAAATTTTTTAAGTTGCCTTGCGAGTCGGGCGATATCCTGTATGTCCGGGAAACATGGAAAAAGGCGCCGAACGGATACTATTACTACGAAGATTGGCAAAGAAATGACATTGCCGATGTTACAAAGTGGAAACCATCCATCCACATGCCGAAAGAAGCCGCACGTATCTGGCTTAAGGTTACGAATGTGAGGGTGGAGCGGTTGCAGAAAATCGCACCACAAGGAGCGTGGAAAGAGGGTGCGAGATGCTCTTGCCTGCATCCTGTACCAGATTGCGCAGGAAATAAAACCGCTTTTGTTAATATTTGGAACAGCACCATTAAGAAATCCGACATTGACCGCTACGGCTGGGATGCTAATTCTTATGTATGGGTTATCGAATTTGAGCGGTGTGAGAAACCGGAAGGAGTGTGAATGATGCGTAAAATCATAGAGAAGAAGATATTGCCGAAGTATTTTGATGCGGTTATCCGCGACAAAAAGAAGTTTGAAATCCGCAAGGACGAGGATGATTTGCAGATAGGCGATGCAGTTATTCTAAAAGAGTGGGATGGCGAAAAGTATACCGGACGCGAGGTCGGCAGGAACATTGTGTATATTTTGCGTGATGTGCCGGAGTACGGCTTAATGCCAGGATATGTGATATTTGGATGGTAAGGAGTGTGAGGTATGGCTAAAGCAGTGTTGGTTATGGATATGCCGGAATCGTGCAGTAAGTGTAAATTCATGTACGAATTTCAAGAAATTAAAAAATGCCAGCTCATGAATGTGTTAAACAATGGTGCTTCGAAATTATCACAAAGCACATTCACCGAGAAACGGCATGATTGGTGTCCGCTCCGTGGACTGCCGGAAAAAAAGGAAAGCGATTCTTTTTTGATAGAAGCAGTTAAAAATGATTGTTTTGACTGGACAGATTCAGACACGGCTTATTTTAACGGCAAAGATGCAGGTTGGAATGCCTGCTTAGATGAAATTTTAAAATAAAAAAGGAGTGAGAGGTTTTCCGTTAGATTGGATGATTTAAAAGCAACAAAACGATGAATTTGTTGCATAAAACGCAACATAAACAATTTCAAAGTGCACTATTGTAGATGTGTGCACGGAATATAAGAAAGGAGCCGGGACCTATCCGGATAAAAGGCGCGCCGGGTTCCTTTTGAAGAAAATGATACATGGAGAATTGATAGTTGACAACTTCGCCGGCGGTGGCGGTGCTTCCACCGGAATAGAACTTGCAACCGGATATAGCGTAGACATAGCGATCAACCACGATCCAGAAGCCATTAAGATGCATAAGGCGAACCACCCGAACACGAAGCATTATTGCGAAAATGTTTGGTCTGTTGATCCAGTAAAGGCATGTAACGGGCATCCGGTAGGACTTGCATGGTTTTCTCCAGATTGTAAGCATTTCAGCAAGGCAAAGGGTGGAAAACCAAAAGATAAAAACATCAGAGGCCTTGCATGGGTAGCCTTAAGATGGGCGGGACTTGTAAGACCAAGGGTTATCATGCTTGAGAATGTAGAGGAATTTAAGACATGGGGACCATTAAACAGGCGGCATCATCCGATCAAGAGTAAACAGGGCAGGACTTTTGAGAAATTTGTACAGCAGCTTACAGATCTAGGATATGAGGTGCAGTTCAAGGAGTTGGTAGCGGCAGATTACGGAGCACCGACCATGCGTAAACGATTCTTTATGATCGCCCGGTGTGACGGCAAGCCGATTGTATGGCCAGAGCCAACACACGCCCCTGCGGATAGCGAAGCGGTAAAAGCCGGACTGTTAAAACCATACGTAGGAGCATACACACAGATTGATTTCAGCCGGCCATGTCCGAGCATCTTTGATACTTCGAAAGAAATCAAAGAAAAGTACGGCATCCGTGCGGTTCGGCCGCTGGCAAAGAAAACAATGGATCGGATTGCAAGGGGATTAAAAAAGTTCGTCCTTGATAATCCAGAACCATTTATAATCCAGTGCAACCACGGCGGTGAGCGCAGACCGAACGACATCCGAGAGCCGATGCCTACAATCACCGGAAAGCATGGTTACGGGATTGTGGAGCCATACATGGTACAGATCGGGCAGACCGGGTTCACAAAGGATCGGAGTAAGGATGTGAGGGAGCCACTCACAACGATTGTAAGCAAAAATGAACATTGTCTTATTAGCCCTACATTGATCCAGTATCATTCCGAGACAGCACAGGGAGAAGTCCGGGGGCAGACCATTAAAGATCCGATCATGACCGTGGATGGTTCGAACAGATACGGACTGGTTACATCATTCTTGAGCAAATTTTATAAGAGCGGCACAGGGCAGGATCTGCGCGAGCCGTTACACACCATTACTACATCACCGGGGCACTTCGGGGAAGTCAGAGCGTTTTTGATTAAATACTACGGCGATGCCACAGGACAGGATATAGAGCAACCACTTGATACGGTTACGACCAAAGACAGATTCGGACTGGTGACAATCAAGGGCGTGGATTATCAGATCGTGGATATCGGACTGCGGATGCTAGAGCCAAGGGAGTTATATGGATGTCAAGGATTCCCGGATGATTACATAATCGATCATGACTATACCGGAAAGATCTACCCACGGAGCGAACAGGTGCGCCGCTGCGGCAATGCAGTATGCCCACCGATACCTGCGGCACTGGTCAGAGCAAATTTGCCAGAATTGTGTGTTGCAGAGCGGATGCCGAATATGCAGATAGAAGCAGAGCAGACCGGACAGCTCCTGTTTGCGTAAACCTTAAATTTTGTGGAGGTGCTGCCATGATACAGACAGCAGAAGATAAAGTGAAAGAGTACTTCCAGTGCATCCGCAGAGAAATAGAACACTGGAAAGATATCAATCAGAACGGGTGTAATGATCCGTTCTGGTCCGATGGATGCAATATGAATCTGACACGGAATCATATCATTTATTATCAGTCAAAGATCCGCGAGGCCTGCACAGAAAATCAGTTGCCATTACCGGAGGAATGTTATTTATCCATACCGCCGGAAGTGGATAATAATTATATGGCAAATCTTAAGCAGAAACCACGGGTGGAGAGATTGCGTCAGTTAGGGAGAATCATGACTGGATGCATTTATCAGTACGACGAGAACCAGATGAGTTTATTTTAGAACCAGATAACAAAACCAAACGATCATCATACCACTTTCCGCAGTAGTATATGTGGCGGGTGGGAGATGATGCGGAAAGAGAGGATTGGAGGAAGAAGATATGTTTTGCTCAGAATACGAGATGACGGAATGCGGTACAAAATTATGTTGCCATGATTGTAATAATGAGAAATGCGAAAAAAGATGCACAATCGAAAAAGCAGGATGTGATTGCTTATGCGAATCAGAGCCAGTTCCGTTTGATGAAAGATACACTGAAACACAGATAAACTGACTTTTAACCGAGAAAGAGAGGGGAAACAATGTGTAATTGCATGGATGAGGTATTGGAAAAAATGTGTGGGATGGAAAACATCGAACAGGTATTACCACCTATCGAGGTTATATCCGAAAGAGCATACTTAGAATTTACAGTAAAAGAAAAAGGTAAGAAGAGAGAGCGGAAGCTGCCGGTATTACTGTCACGGTGCCCGTTCTGTGGCGAGCCGTATGATGAGAAAAAGAAATCTTGATGGAGGTAGATCATGAAAAGGAAACTTATAACAGCCATCATAGCTGTAGCACTCCTGATTGCCGGATGCAGTGATACAGCAAATGTCAGTGCGGGACAGGAAAACACAATGGTACTGGTGGAAAGTGGACAAGAATATCTTATTTATGCAGATAATGACACAGGAGTGATGTATTTATATATCACAATAAGTACGGGCGGCGGTCTTACCGTTATGCTCAATGCAGATGGTACACCGAAGATCTGGCGGGGAGAGGAATAGGAGGAAAAGGATTGACAGAAACAGAACAGAAAAAGGAATATTTAAAAGAATATGAAAAAGCAGTACGCCAGATGAAGCGTAGCGAGGAAAAGATAACAGAAATGCGTTTAAGCAAGATCATGCCATCCGCAGGCAATGATGGTATGCCACACGCACACAACAACACCGATCTATCCGGTTACGCTGCACTACTGGATGAAGAGGAAAGACGGTACATGAAAGCCAGATACCACAGAATCAAGCTGTGCAGGGAGATCACGGATAAGATAGAGCGCATGGATAATGAGGACGAAAAGGATGTGCTGATGTATCGTTACATAAGGCTGATGAAGTGGGAGGATATCTGTGTGAAAATGAATCATAGTTGGCAGCATACACATAGAATCCATAAAAAAGCGCTAGAAAATTTCAAGATGTGATTAAATGTGATACTCATAATATGATATTGTTATACTAACCGAAAGGTTCAAAGGGAGATTGCGGCAGCAGTCTCTCTTTTTTCGTGCTCACAACATTAAGCGGCTCCATGAAACCCAGGGGAGCCGCGACCTCCGTATGAATGGGGAGATTAGAATGAATAAAGAAAGATACAGTGATCCGACAGCCGAACAGGCGATTGCGCATGTGATGAGGGAATATAGAGAAAAGAAAAAGCAGGAAGGTGGCAGCAGTGGCAAGGAGTCCGAACGAAAAGGCAGAGAAAGCCCGAAAACTATATAAAAAAGGAATGAAGCTGGTTGAGATTGCGAGTCAACTAGACGTTCCTCCCGGTACGGTTCGAAGATGGAAAAGTACATACCATTGGGATGGTGAGCATCAAAGCGAGCGTTCGGAAAAGAAAAGCGAACGTTCGGAAAACAAAAAGAGCGTTAAAAAAAAGGCTGTAGCTGATGAAGTCAAGCAGGTAATGCAGAACACCGACTTGACCGATAAACAACAGCTTTTTTGCATACATTACATCCGGTGTTTCAACGCTACTAAGGCATATCAGAAAGCGTATGGCGTTGATTATGCGACTGCGGCATCAATAGGATATCGTTTGTTGGAAAATGATGGAGTGAAAGAAGAAATTCTCCGGCTAAAACAGAATCGGCTCAACAGGGAATTTGTGAGTGAGTCGGATATATTTCAGAAGTACATGGATATTGCCTTTGCGGATATGACTGATTTTGTAGAATTTGGAAACGGAACGTTTACAGATCCGGAGACGGATGAAGAAGTTCAATACAGCTATGTGAATTTAAAAGACAGTAAAGCTGTAGACGGAACATTAATTTCAGAGGTTTCCAAAGGGAAAGACGGTGCAAAGATTAAACTTGCCGACCGCATGAAAGCCTTGCAGTGGATTTCAGACCACATGGATCTTGCTACCGAGAAGCAGAGAGCTGAGATTGCCTTGCTGAAATCCAGAGCAGATGCCGGCAAGGATGACCGGGAGAGCAAACTGGATAAATTCTTTGAACAGATAGAGGGTGCGCTGAAAGATGCTGAGTGATCTGTATACACCGAAACAGCTTGATACATTCCACTTTGCCGTGAATAATGACTATTTTATGTTGATTAACCATGGCGCAAAGCGAACCGGGAAGACAGTTCTGGATAATGACCTCTTTCTGTATGAACTCCGCCGGATCAAAAAGATAGCCGCTGTACAGGGAGTGGAAAATCCACAATATATACTGGCGGGTACAGATCTGGGAGCACTCAACCGAAATGTACTGATCGAGCTGTCGAACAAATATGGCATAGAATTTCATTTTGATAAATTCAACCGATTTAAGCTGTTCGGGGTACAGGTGTGCTGTTTTGGTCATTCAAAGATCAATGATCTGGGGCGTATCCGAGGAATGACCGCCTACGGTGCTTACATCAATGAGGGCACAATGGCAAAGCAGGAAGTATTTGACGAGATCAAGTCCAGATGTTCCGGAAATGGTGCAAGGATGCTGATCGACACGAACCCGGATAACCCAGAACATTGGTTGAAGAAAGATTTTATTGATAAAGCAGATGGGAAAATTATTAAGGAAGTGCAATACAGGCTGGATGATAATACGTTCCTGTCAGAACGCTATAAGCAGAACATGAAAGAGACCACACCGTCTGGAATGTTTTATGATCGCAATATAGAGGGAATGTGGGTCATGGGCGAAGGTGCCGTATACCGGGATTTTGATAAGAAAGTCCATTATATCAGCAGGGCAGAATTGCAAAAGGTCAATTTTGTTAAGTTTATTGCCGGTGTGGACTGGGGCTATGAACATTTCGGAGCAATCGTGCTGATTGGGAAAGACGATCAGGGCTGTTATTATCTGATCCGGGAGATTGCGCGCCAGTTTGAGGAAATAGATTTCTGGCTGGAGCAGGCACAGGCAATGAAAGCTGAGTATGGGAATATTCCATTCTATTGTGATTCTGCCCGCCCGGAATATGTGAAGAAGTTTAAGAAAAACGGTTTGCGGGCGGTCAATGCCAATAAAGCCGTATTAAGCGGAATTGAGCGTGTGGCACAGCTATACAAGCAGAACAAACTTCGGATAGTAGATAATGTAGAGCGATTCCGTGATGAAATCTATATGTATGTATGGAATGATAAGACCGGGGAGCCGGTAAAACAGTTCGATGATGTGCAGGATGCAATCCGGTATGCAATTTACACGGATGAGAACCGCGGAGGCATTGGCATTTTGAAATGAGGTAGAAAATGAAAAATATGAAAGTAAATATCCTTGGAACTGAATATTCGATTGAAACTCATAAGGTGTCAGAAGATGAGTATATGCAAAAGAATAGACTTGCTGGTTATTGCGGTGAGGAAGATAAAAAAATCATAATTGCCGACATGTCAGAGGAAGAATATTTCACAGGGATGGACGAAAAATCGCAAAAGAAATATTGGAGAAAAGTTTGTAGGCATGAAATTATCCACGCTTTTTTCAATGAGAGCGGTTTATCTGATTCCTCAAATTGTTATGATGGTGCGTGGGCAAAAAATGAAGAAATGGTTGACTGGTTCGCAATTCAGTCACCGAAAATTTTTGCGGTATATCAGAGCCTTGATATTTTGGGAGAATAACAATGGACATCGAAACAATGAAACAACTGATAAAAAAATACGAACCCGGTCATGCAGCATTTGTGACACGGGCAGCAGTGGCAGAACGGTATTACCGGAATGAGACAGATATTTTATTCCGGGATAAGCCAAAAGAAGAGAAAGAGGAAGCGGACAACCCACTGCGTAATGCAGACAACCGGATTCCTCGGAACTTTCATGGTCTGATCGTGAACCAGAAAGCATCCTATGCGTTTACTGCACCGCCGCTGTTTGATGTTGGAAATACTGCCGCAAATAAACGAATCACAAAGGCTCTGGGGGATGAATATGCGAAAAACTGCATGGAGCTATGTGTAAATGCTGCCAATACCTCAATCGGCTGGGTGCATTACTGGCAGGGCGATAGTGGTTTTGAATGGGCAGTTGTTCCATCAGAACAGGTCATCCCGGTATTTGACCGGAGTTTAAAGCGTAGGCTGATCGGAGCCATGCGGGTATATCCGGACATCGACGATGCAACTGGAGACAATTATACCGTGTATGAATACTGGACGGATACAGAGTGCCAGGCATTCCGGCGAAGGGCGGGAGAGACACTTGATCTGCTGACATACTATGAAATGTTTGCCGATCCTGCTACCAGTGACATGACCGCCGATTATCGCCATGATTTTGGGGAAGTGCCATTTATCCCATTTTACAACAACAATATACATACAGATGATCTGCGAAACATTAAGCCGCTGATAGACGTATATGATAAGGTCTACAGCGGTTTTATTAATGATCTGGACGATATACAGGAACTGATTTTTGTGCTGTCCGGATATGGAGGACAGGATCTAAATGAGTTCCTTTCAGATTTAAAAAAGTATAAGGCAATAAAAATTGAAAGTGACGAAGATGGATCAGTGTCAACACTTAACATCGAGATCCCAATCGAAGCCCGGAACAGTGTACTGGAAGCCACCAGAAAGGCAATCTTTGAACAGGGGCAGGGATTTGATCCACAGCCAGAGAACTTCGGGAACCAGTCGGGGGAAGCACTGAAATTTATGTATTCGCTTCTGGAGATGAAAACCGGACTGATGGAGACGGAATTTAAACTTGGATTTGCACGGCTCATCCGGGCAATCTGTAAATCCCTTAACATTCCGTGTGGCTCGATCATCCAGACATGGACACGTACCCGTATCAAGAATGATACGGAACAGGCACAGATATGCAGGGATTCGGTTGGCATTGTCAGCAAAAAGACGATTCTGAAAAATCATCCGTTGGTAGAAGATGCTGACGAGGAATTGAAGCAGATAGAAAAAGAAGAGAAAGAGGCACAGGAGAAAGCGGATACTTACGTTGGTGCTTTTAATGCAAAGGGAAAGGAGACAGGCAGTGGGACGGACAGTGATGATTCTGGGAACGGAGTATCGGATAGAGATACACAAGTGGTCAGAGGACAGTGAATTAAGTAAAAATTCATGGGCTGGTTATTGTTGTTGCGACCTTCCACTGATTGTTATTGCAGATTTGGATGATGAAGAACATTTTCACTTTAATAACGAAGAGGAAAAGGATGTTTATTTCAAGAGCAGTCTGCGCCATGAGATTATTCATGCGTTTTTGAATGAAAGCGGCTTGAAAGATAACTTTGAGCACGTTCCGCGTATGGGACATGAGGAAACAATGGTTGATTGGATTGCAAATCAGTTTCCGAAAATTGCAGCCGTATACGAGGAACTTGGGATTTTGTGAAATGAGGTGATTGCATGGCTGAACGGACAAGTGCATACTGGCAGGAACGATTCAAACAGATGGAAAAGGCGCAGCATGATACCTCTGTTCAGAAAGTGCAGGAGATCCAGGAACAATTTGACCGGTCGCTTGCCACAATCAACGGAAAGATCAATGCATGGTATCAACGCCTGGCAGATAACAACGGCATTTCCATGCAGGAAGCGCGAAAACTGCTTAATGCACGCGAATTGAAGGAATTTCAGTGGAATGTGGATGATTACATCAAATATGGCAAAGAAAACAAGATCAACGGAGCGTGGGAAAAAGAACTTGAAAACGCGTCTGCGAGGGTGCAACGATGGCATGCAAAGCGGCAGTTAAGGGAAACCATGCTATGTCGCAGCAGGAGGCAGAAAAACTGTATGGAAACTGTACGGACGAGATAGATCAGCATATCAGGAATACATATACCTCTGATTTTTATCATACTGCCTATGAAATACAAAAAGGTATCGGTGTTGGCACGACCATAAACCGGCTGGATTCGAGAATTGTTGAGATGATCGTATGTAAACCATGGGCGGTGGATGGGAAAAACTTTTCCGACCGCCTGTGGGAGAACAAGACAAAGCTGATCAATAATTTACACAACAGCCTGTCACGTATGTGCATTACCGGAGAAGCACCGGACCGGGCTATCGCAGAGATAGCAAAGCAGATGAAAGTATCCAGAGCACAGGCGGGCAGAGTGGTCATGACGGAATCTGCTGCATTTGCAAATAAGGCAAGACAGGACTGCATGAAAGAGCTGGATGTGCAGCAGTTTGAAATCTTAGAAACATTAGACAGCCATACATGTGAATTTTGCGGTTCCATGGACGGAAAGCATTTCCCCATGAAAGACTTTCAGATCGGAGTGACAGCCCCGCCGTTTCATCCAAGCTGTCGCGGCTGTACCTGTCCATATTTTGATGATGAATTTGACAGCGTGGGAGAGCGTGCGGCGAGAGGAGAGGATGGCAAGATCTACTATGTGCCGGCAGATACGACGTATGAGGAGTGGAAGAAGTCATTTGTGGATGGCGACACAGAAGCAAGAGATAGACTTGGTCTTATTACAAATAATAATAAAGCAGATCCAAGGTATTACGAATTTAAAGGAAAAGACTTAAAAACAGTCGAACAGGAAATAATTCAGAATGATTATGAAACAGCTGTTATATTTGACAAAGGAAAAGCAATCAACTGCCAGCTTGGTAATGAAGACACTATAAAATTTACAAAGCATCAGTTAAAGTTGATGAAAGGAAACGATGTTACTCACAATCATCCTTTGAGTACACCACCATCGCCGGAAGATCTATATCTGTTAGTTGATCATAAAGCCAGAAGTTTTAGAACCTGTGGGAAAAATGGTACATATGTGTTAGAATATAATGAAAATATGCAGTACCTTCCGCCAATGGATCAATTTAGTGACGATTATAACAGACTGTTATATCAGTTAAAACCTAAAATAATTGAACGATATTACAATGGGTATAATGAACGGGAAGTGCTTGTAAAACTGGGCGAAGAAATTTGGAATGAATTATACAAATTATATGGAGTAAAGCCTAGATTCGAGAGGAGATGAATCGAATGTTACAAGAAATAGATAGATATCAATTGAAAACTTTATTTCCTATTTGCCAAGACTGTAATAAAATTAAGTTTGATGGAGTTCCGTATTCGTGCAAAGCATATCCAAAGAAAAACGGAATACCACCGGAAATATGGAATGGAAAAAATAAAAAATGTCCATATTTTGAGAAAAAAACAGATTGAACGTTAAAAGGAGCAATGCAATGGCAAAAGATGATTATTTTGTAATCGCATACAGAATCATGGCATATTTGTATGCGTGCTTAAAGGCTGGGGAACAGCCGGATTTTAATATCATTCGTGCAGATGCTTTAGATATCAGCAAGAATTACTGGGAATACATCATAAGGCATCTTTATGAGGATGGATATATCGAGGGTGTTTCATTAATTCGCATGACAGGAAGAAACACACCGGGAATCAAGCTGAATATGGACTTTATGATCACACCATTGGGAATTGATTTCCTTCAAAACAACTCAGCTATGAGCAGGGCGAAGGAATTCCTGAAAACATTAAAAGAGACAATTCCGGGATTGTAACAAATGCGACTGGAGGTAATAAAATGAAAACACTGATAAAAACATTGGACATCCAAAACGCATCACTAACCGTGATCACAGCAGGTAGACGACTCCCGCTTGCACAGTTTACTGGTAAAATCGAGATCATAGAACATCAGAGCATGACGCCTGTCCTCGGCAGAATGTGCAAAGGTGAAAAGAAAATCTATGCATCATTTATTTTATGCCAGGATATTGAATATCAGACAGATAATGAGTTTAATACTGGAAAAGTATATGAAGCAGTCGGGGATGTGCAGGGTGAGCGCTCTTGTGAGAGGCTTATTTTTTCGGGACTCCGATTTGAAGATACAGATCCTGTAAATGGAACTGTAACCCTTGAAGTGACCGATCTGGAACTGATCCGGAAAATGCTTAAAATGTAACCACCAGTCAGAAATGGCATGGTGGTATTTTTATACCCAAAATCAAAAGTTGCACCGGTGCAACCACAAAAAGTAAAACGACGGAAACAGGATTGTAAGCAGCAGTCCTGTTTTTATATTGTCCGAAGCCTTATGACATGAAAACTGCCGGCAGAATCCCATATCAGGGAAATAATGATAAGCGTGGCTGCAAATAAAGCCAGAAAGGAAGTAACCCATGAAGTTAGAGGAATTGTTAGAAGAAGAACTGTATAAGCAGGTTAAAGAGAAGATTGATGCTGCAAATGCGAACGAACCGGACAAACTGAAGCATATCAGGTATGCAGATCTGTCAGAAGGCGAGTATGTCAGCAAAGGAAAATATGACACCGCTGTGGCAGAAAAAGAGAATCTTGCCGGTCAGGTCAAAACACTTAATACTACGATCAATGATCTGAAAAAGAACAACGCAGACAACGAGGCATTGCAGAACACGATCACTGACCTGCAGACGAAGCTGAAAGATCAGCAGACAGCCAACGAGCAGATCTCAAAGACCTATGCGTTAAAAGATTCCCTCACAAAACAGGGCGTCCTTGATCCGGATTACCTGATCTACAAAGCCGGAGGACTGGACAAGTTCACTTTTGACAAAGAAGGAAAGCCGGTCGGCGTAGAGGATGCCGTAAAGCCGTACAAGGAAGATAAGACAATGGCGCATCTGTTCAAACAGGAACAGCCAAAACCGCCGTATCATCCACAGGGCGGCACTGGTGGCGCAGGAACTGCAAACCCATTTGCAAAAGAGACGTTTAATCTGACCAAACAGGGCGAACTTTTAAAATCCAACCCGGAGCAGGCGAAAGCGATGGCAGCCGCCGCAGGGGTAACCATTTAGAAAGAGAGGTAACTATTTATGGCAATTACAAAAATTGCAGACGTGATCGTACCGGAACTTTTTAACCGGTATGTAATCAACAGAACTATGGAGCTGTCCGCGTTTTTCCAGAGCGGGATCGTGGTAAACAGCCCGGAATTTGATGCACTGGCATCCGAGGCGGCAAGGACACACAATATGCCGTTCTTTGAGGATTTACAGGGAGAATCCGAACCGACACTGGAAGATGTAAAGATGACACCGGCAAAGATCGGTTCTAACAAAGATGTATCCACCACAATTCTCCGTCAGAAAATGTGGGCTGCCACAAATCTTTCTGCAGCATTAGCAGGTGCAGACCCGATGAAAGCAATCGGTGATCTGGTGGCACAGTACTGGGCGCGCGATATGCAGAAGGAATTGATTGCGATTCTTGCGGGCGTATTTGAAACCACCACGGCAGATCCAAGCGGAACACCGAAAGCGGAGACCAGGATGGCAGACCACATTCTTGATCTGACCACAGGAAAAGCAGAGGCTGCAAAGCAGATTAGCGCATCTGCATTTATCGATGCATGTCAGATGCTTGGAGATGCACAGTCGCAGCTTACCGGTGTGGCAATGCACTCTGCTACAAAATCTTATCTGAAAAAGCTGAACCTGATCGAGACAGAGCGTGATTCTACAGATGTTGAGTTTGACACCTATCAGGGCAGACGTGTGACCGTAGATGATGGATGCCCGGTTGCTGATAATGTATACACAACATACCTTTTCGGTAATGGAGCAGTTGCTTACGGCAATGGTTCTCCGGTCGGTCATGTTGCTACTGAGGTGGACCGTGACAAGCAGACTGGCGGCGGTGTGGATTATCTGATCAACCGTAAAGCGTTTATCCTGCATCCGAGAGGAATCGCATACACCGGCGTAAAACGTGAACATGTGGAGACTCCGACGAGGGCAGAACTTGCAATGGCAGAGAACTGGAATCCGGTATACGAACCGAAACAGCTTCGTATCGTTGCAATTAAGCATAAGATCGGATAGCCTATGGATCTGGCAAAATTAAAGGCACTTCTTGGGATTGAGGATGATTCTAAGGATGCGGTGCTTGAATTTGTCATTGCAGATGTGGAGGAGACCATAAAAAACTACTGCCATGTGGAAGAAATGCCGGATGGTCTGATAAACACCGGCTACCGCATGGCAATGGATCTGTACCGGAATGAGAATATCGGAAGCGAGTCGGCAGCAGTCGGCGCGGTTTCCTCTATCTCTGAGGGGGACACTTCTACCTCATTCCGCCAGTATGTGGATGACAATTTTAAGAGCACAGTGCTGAAAAATTATGAATCCTCGTTGAAACGATACAGAAAGGTGGCGTGGAGATGATCTCAGATGCAATTAAAAAAATGCAGGCAATGGCAAGAAAGGCACAGGAAGAGACATACGATGGAACATGCACTGTAACAGAATTTCAGCCGATCAAGGATCCGAGAACAAAGATCACATCGGAAAAGGAAGTGGTTGTGTTAGAGGATGAGCCATGCCGCCTGTCATATTCGAATGTCAGTGCAGTAGACCAGACGGAAGCTGCCGCAAAGACAGCACAGGTCACAAAACTGTTTCTGTCCCCGGATACACAGATCAAGTCTGGAAGCAAGATCACAGTCACGCAGGCAGGCATCACACGTGCATATGAATGCAGTGGTGTACCTGCGGTTTATCCGACGCATCAGGAGATTGTGCTTACACTGTCAGAGAGGTATGCATGATGGCAGGAATGGGAAGTTTTAATATCCGGGGACTTACGGAGCTGCAGAGAGGAATGGAAAAATTACAGGATCCGGATGCGTTTGTGGAGGCATGCGCAAAGGATCTGGCAGCAAGACTCTTGCGGTTAGTCATAAAAAGAACACCCGTCGGGGATTATTCCGGGCAGTCTTATACTTGTGAGACAGGTTTTTCACATAAAGGGAAAAAAGTGAAAGGCAAACAAGGCGGAACTCTTCGCCGGGGATGGACAGCGGGGCAACGGGCATCAGCACAGGGATACGCAGACAGTCTTACGGTAAATCATTTCGGGGGCACCTATGTGATCGAGATCGTAAATCCGGTCGAATATGCCAGTTATGTTGAATACGGCCACAGAACCGCAAATCATAAAGGCTGGGTCAAAGGACATTTTATGATGAAGATATCCGAACAGGAGTTACAGAACATGGCACCGCAGATCCTTGAACGAAAAATCAGAAAATACCTTGGAGATATCATGAAATGATAAATGAAATTATAGATGCGATCAGCATTGCCTTAGACAGCGAGTTTGAGGATGGTTATAAGATCCATAAGGATGAGATAAAGCAGGACTTGAAAGAGCCCTGTTTTTTTATACAGTTGATTGACCAGAGCATAAGCCCGCTTTGCGGGCAGCGGTATCTGCAAAATAATGCATTCTGTATCCAGTACTTTCCTGAATCTAAACTGAATCCATACGCAGAGTGCAACGATGTGGCAGAGCGTATGATGTTTGCTTTAGAGTATGTTACCCCGTTAGATGCGGACAGAGCAATACGTGGAACGAATAAGAACCATGATCTGGTGGACGGTGTATTGAATTTTTTTGTGAATTATAACCGGGTAATCTTGAAAAAACCGGTACGTTCTGAGGTGATGGGACAGATTAAAATTCAGTCAGAAATGAAGGGAGAATAATAAAATGGCAAATGCGAGCGGGAAGGTATTAGAAAAGCCGCAGGGAAAAGCGGCACAGAAATTTACAAAAGAACAGCTTCTTGCCTGTGCAAAGTACAGTGCCAGGAAAGATATAATGGACGCATTGCTTGATGAAAACAAAAAGTACACAAAAGCAGAAGCGGACACGTTATTAGAAAAATACATGAAAGGAAAGGTGAAATAAATGGCTTTAGGTGGAGGAACATTTACCGCACAGAACAAGGTGCTGCCGGGAACTTATATCAATTTTGTATCGGCGGCATCTGCAAACACGAACCTGTCAGACAGAGGCGTTGCGACAATGCCTTTAGAACTTGACTGGGGCGTGGAAGGGAAAGTCTTTGAGATGACAAACGAGGATTTCCAGAAAAACAGCATGAAGATTTTTGGTTATGCATTTGACGATCCGAAAATGAAAGGACTGAATGATCTGTTCCTTGGGGCACAGACACTCTATGCATACCGTTTAAATGGTGGCGGTGTAAAGGCTGCAAATACCATAGCAACCGCATTGTACAGCGGAACCCGTGGCAATGATATCCGGATCGCTGTACAGAAAAATGCAGACGACGCAGATAAGTTTGACGTTATCACTTACCTTGGCACAGCCAAAGTAGATACGCAGACGGTAAAAACTGCAAAAGAGCTTGTGGCGAATGATTATGTTTCATTTAAAGAGGAAATCGAGCTGGAAGATACGGCAGGCGCACCACTGACAGGTGGAACAAATGGAACTGTAGACGGAACAGCACATCAGACATATTTGGATCTGATTGAATCTTATTCTTATAACACCATGGGTGTTGCGGTAACGGATGAGACAACGAAAAAGTTATACGTTGCATTTAACAAACGGCTGCGCGATGAACTTGGAATTAAATTTCAGGTGGTACTCTACAATATTTCCGCAGATCACATGGGTGTTATCAATGTAAAAAATAAGACCACAGATGCGGGATGGAGTGAAGCAAGTCTTGTATACTGGGTTACTGGTGCAGAATGCGGATGTGCTGTAAATAAATCCTGCCAGAATAAAGTTTACGACGGTTCTTTTACGGTAGATGCATCGTATACACAGAATCAGTTAAGAGAGTCTATCAAAAATGGAGAATTTGTTTTGCACAGGGTAAATTCAGATATCCGCGTTCTGGATGACATCAACTCCATGGTAAGCGTGACAGATACGCAGGGAGAACTTTTCAAAGACAATCAGACAGTCCGCGTGATCGATCAGATCGGTAATGATATCGCCGTATTATTCAGTACGAAATATCTCGGCACTATCTCAAATGATGCGGCAGGAAGAACATCTCTCTGGTCTGACATCGTGGCACACCACAGGGAGCTTGAAAAAATCAGGGCGATCGAGAACTTCAGCGAAGATGATATTACGATCGCACAGGGAGAATCGAAAAAGTCTGTAGTGGTCACAGATCAGGTGACAGTTGTTAATGCGATGAGTAAGCTCTATATGACTGTCACGGTAGCGTAGGAAGGAGTGAAGAAAGATGGGAAATACAGCTATTATGGATGCGGGCGATGCCGTCTATGGAAGCCTTGCGGAGTGTTTTATTACGATCGGTAAGAGACGGTACAATTTTATGAATCTGACAGAGTTTGAAAGTAAATGGGATGTTACGATCAGCGATGTCAAGATTTTGGGTAAAGTCGGTATGGGACACAAGGCTGCCGGTGGAAAGGGTACCTGGAAGGGAACTGCACATTATAATCAGTCAGTGCTCCGCACAATGGCAAACCAGTATCAGAAAACAGGAAACCTGCCTTATTTTGAAATCCAGGTGAGCAATGAGGATCCATCAAGCAGTGCAGGCAGACAGACAATTATTCACAGGGGATGTCTCTGTGACTCATTTATTCTTGCAAAGTTCCAGGCGGGCGAAGAAATTCTGGATGAAGATATTTCGGGAACCTTTGAGAACTGGGATATGCCGGAGAAATTCAAAGAGTTAGAGGGTTTTAGAACAAATTAATGATGTTCCCTTCCTGCATCAGCGGGAGGGGATTTTTAAATGAAAAGGAGAGAAAGATATGTCAGAATTCAGCAGATTTATGAAAGCAAACAAAAAGGTAAAAGCAAATCAGAAGTATGCTCCGACAGCGAGCCTTACAGATACAGACGGAAAGCCGCTTCTCTGGGAATTTCGCCAGATCACATCACGCGAGAATGAGGAACTGCGCAATGCATGTACCGTAGAGGTTCCGGTGACCGGCAAGCCGAACATGTACCGCCCAAGACTGAATACAGAAAAATATCTGTCAAAGATGATGGCGGCAGCAACCGTGTATCCGGATCTGTATGATGAAGAATTACAGGATTCCTACGGCGTGAAAACACCGGAAGATTTATTGTATGCAATGGTGGATGGTGCAGGCGAATTTCAGATGTTTGAAGTGTGGATGCAGAAATTTCAGGGATTCGACAAGAGTTTTAATGATCTGGTGGACGAAGCAAAAAACTAATTGGAGGAGGGGATAGCGAAGCGAACTTTGCTTACTATGCCCTTCTGAAATTACATATCCTGCCATCTGTATTTTTAAATATGGATGAGCGGGAAAAAGCATTTGTAACCGCTTCAATCAAGAAAAGAATTGAGGATAAGAAAGAGGAAGAGCGGAAGTTAAAGAACAAAATCCATTAGGAAGGAGGCACGATGTATGGCAGCTATTCAGACAGCGATAGAGCTCAATGATCAGTTTACCAGTGTTTTATATGGCATTATGGATGCGGTCAATCTTGCAACAGCACAGATGTACGATATGCAGCAGGCAATGTCGATGGATATTGATACGAGCAGCCTGGATGGAGCACGCGAGGCAATCGATGAAGCAACAGCATCCTTAATTGCGTTGAACGGTGTGGCACAGCAGCCGGCTCCTGTCATAGATCCGCTTGCAGGAAGTTCTCAACCGGTCCTGCCGGGAATACAGCCCAATGTGCCGACAGAGCCGGTCGAGATTCCTGTGCATTGGGAAACGGACAGTCTGGATGTGTTTACAGGAACCGGAATAGATCGGTTCGAGCAGGAAGTACAGAGTGCCAATAGCATGTTAGAGCAGTTGAGCAGTACGCAGAATGATATTGCGAGTCAGGCATACAGTACAACGATCTTTCCGCCGGAGATGTTTCAGGATCTCAATTCCATGGCTGTAAGAATTGATTCGATCCGGGAACAGATACAGCAGATCGAAAGCAATCCGGTCAATATGGAAACAGATACAGCAAACTCCCAGTTGGAACAGTTGAGATCGCAATTAGACCGGGCGATTCAGGAGCAGAATAATCTTAATACCGCCATGCAGAATATGGATGTGTCCGGTGCAAATGCGGCATATCTCCAGTTATCGCAGACAGTGGGTAATACAGAGCGGTATATCCGGGATAATACGGATGAGCAGGGAAGATTTAACCAAGAGATCCAGGAGGGGGTGTCCGGTTCAAACGAACTGGTAAATACGATCAAACGTGCAGTCGGAGCGTATATCAGTATACAGGGCGTCGGGAAAGTTTTAAGCATATCCGATGAATTGACGCAGGCAACCTCAAGACTGGATCTGATGAATAATTCCTTTAATGAGATAAACGGAACTGCAAATGAGACGTCAGAACTTGTCAATATGGTATATGCTGCGGCACAGGATGCGCGTGGATCGCTAGATAGCATGGCATCGGTTGTTGCAAGATTCGGCAATAATGCGAGGGATGCATTTGGCAACTCGGAAGAGGTTGTTGCATTCGCAGATCTGGTTCAAAAACAGATGGCGATCGCCGGTGCATCCACACAGGAAGCCGCAAATGCAGAGTTACAGTTATCACAGGCTCTTGGTTCCGGCGTACTCCGCGGTGATGAGTTAAACAGTATTTTTGAGCAGGCGCCGAACCTGATCCAGAACATTGCAGATTATCTGGATGTTCCAATCGGACAGATCAGAGAAATGGCGGCAGATGGAGAACTTTCTGCTGATGTTGTAAAAGCGGCGATTTTTGCAGCCGCGGATGATATCAATGGTAAGTTTGATGAGATGCCGATGACCTGGGGACAGATCTGGCAGTCGATGCAGAATACTGCAGTTATGGCTTTCCAGCCGGTTCTTCAAAGATTAAATGGGATGGCGAACAGCGATGCGTTCCAGGGATTTGTTGATGGAGCGATCGAAGCTATGGCAATGACGGCAAATATTGTGCTGAATATCTTTGACTTAATGAGCCAGACAGGGAGTTTTGTTGCAGATAACTGGTCGGTGATCAGTCCGATTATATATGGAGTGGCAGCAGCTTTAGCAGTATATGGTGCTTATCTTGCGATTGTGAAAGGCATAGAGATAGCAAGCACTGTAACCAAAACGATAATGACTATTGCAACGTATGCACACGCCGCAGCTACGAGGACGGCGGTAAATGCTACAACAGCAGAAACGGCAGCACAGCTTGGGTTAAATACCGCATTTTTATCATGTCCGGTGGTGTGGATCACTTTACTTGTAATTGCACTGATAGCAGTTTTTTATGCAGCAGTTGCAGCAGTAAATCATTTTGCAGGCACATCAGTATCAGCAACAGGTTTGATCTGCGGAGCATTTGCGACAGCGTTAGCTTTTATAGGAAATCTGTTTATTGGAACAGCAAATACAATTATCGGAATTGGGGTTACCTTATGGAATCTGATAGCAAATTTTGTCAATGCGTTCGCACTTGTTTTTAACAATCCGGTCGCGGGTATAGAAGCCTTATTTTTAAGTCTGTTTAACTTTATCGTGGAAGTCATCGAGTCAGCTGCCCGGATGCTTGATGCAGTATTTGGCAGTAGTCTTGCGGATGCAGTAGCGGGATTTCAGAACAAAGTACAGGCAAAAGTGGATGCTGTGATAAGCGAAAATGGTGGATCAGAAATTTTAAAGACGGTAGACATGTCAGATTATCAGTTCAACCGGTTCGATTATGGGGACGCATGGAACTCAGGATATAATTTTGGAGAGAAAATTGATGATAAGATATCAAATTTCAGTCTGGCGGATATCTTCGGTAAAACAGATATTCCGAATCCCGATGATTATATATCTGGTTTCAGTGATGCAATCGCAAATTCCGGTGCAGGTGGCAACCTTGACAGTATTGCAGATGATACCAGTGCAATCAAAGATTCTGTGGATATCACGGACGAGGATCTGAAATATCTTAGAGACATTGCAGAGCAGGAGACAATCAACCGTTTTACGACTGCGGAGATTAAGCTGGATATGACGAACAATAACAACGTGAGCAGTAATGCAGATCTGGATGGTATCGTGGATGGAATGACAACGAAAGTGTTAGAGGCATTAGAAATCGTCCGGGAGGGAGCGTAGGAAATGGCATATAAATTATATCTGGATGGAGTGCTGTTTCCGGTAGCTCCGTCCAAAGTAACAGTAAAAATTAATAATCAGAACGAAACGGTAACTCTGATTAATGAGGGCGAAGCAAATATTTTGAAAGCCGCAGGGTTGTCAGATGTGGAATTTGATCTTCTGCTTCCAAATACAGAATATCCGTTTGCCCTATATCCAGAGACTTTCCGGAATGCCAGGTTTTATCTGGATAAGCTGGAAGAATTAAAGTTACAGAAGAAAAGTTTTCAGTATATCATGACAAGAGCATTTCCAAACAACAAGAAGTTATTTCATACCAACATGACAGTTTCACTTGAGGATTATTCCATTGTGGATGATGCCGGAGAGGGATTTGATACGACTGTCAAGATTAAACTGAAACAGTACCGTGAATTTACCACAAAGACCTGTACCGTGGATATATCACTTCCAAAACCACAGGCGGCAATGCAGCAGACCAGAGCAGCTGGCAACGCACCAACCGGGGGAAGCTATACTGTAGTTTCCGGGGACTGTCTCTGGAAGATTGCGAAGCAGTTTTACGGCGATGGTGGAAAGTGGAGTGTGATCTACAATGCCAATAAATCAGTGATCGGTGGGAATCCGAATCTGATATATCCGGGGCAGGTGCTTACGATCCCGGCAGCATAAGACACAGGAGGAAAAATGTACGAGTTATTAATTCAAAACGGCAGCACAGTTTACCTGCCCCCAGTACAGGAAGAAGTAAAAGTGACCACAGAGCGGCAGATTAGTCCCGGTTCCATAGAATTTAGTTTTGTGGATACCGGGATTTCGATTGCGGAAGGAAACCCGGTGCGCTTTAAGGATGGAGAAACAGGTGTGTTTTATGGTTTTATTTTTAAAATCAAGCGCGACAGAAGCAATATTGTAAAAGTAACTGCCTATGACCAGATCCGGTATCTGAAAAACAAAGACACAATGGTATATGAGAACAAAACGGCTGCTGAGGTCGTGATGCAGATTGCCAACAATTTTAATTTTAATCTCGGCACGATTGCGGACACCATATGGAAGATTGCATCGAGAGTGGAAGATAACGAGTCTCTTATGGATATGATCGGAAATGCACTTGATCTGACATTGCAGAATACAGGTGATCTGTACATTCTCCATGATGACGGCGGAAAGCTGAATTTGTCTTTTATCGGTGATATGTATGTGCCTATCGTCATAGATGCAGAGACCGGGCAGAATTATGATTATGAATCTTCGATTGATTCAGATACTTACAACCGGATCAAGCTGGTCTTTGACAATGAAAAGACAGGAAAAAGGGATGTATATATTGCACAGGATTCCTCCCACATGAATGACTGGGGAATCTTACAGTACTTTGACACGCTGCAGGATGGAGAAAACGGGCAGGCGAAAGCGGATGCGCTCTTGAAACTTTACAATAAAGCTACAAAGACGTTGACAATTAAGGATGCCTGTGGTGATTCCAGAGTGCGCGGCGGCTCGTTGGTCGTGGTACAGCTTAATTTAGGAGATGTGCAGATAAAAAATCTGATGCTCGTAGAAAAATGTGTACACAAATACGGTGAAAGCAAACATACAATGGATTTGACTTTATCAGGAGGTGGTTTCAGTGCATGATGCAAATGATTTCGTGAGGGCGATACAGCAGGTGTCAAACGGAGTCAATGAGGCGGGATATCCGGCGGATGTGATGTCTGGTACAGTGATAGCGGCAGCTCCATTAAAAATTAAAGTTGAGCAGAGGTTTGATATAGCCAGCGCACAGCTTATCGTGCCGGAACATTTAACAGATCGTACCGTGGACATTGAATTAGACGGTGTGAAAAAGGAAATGAAGATTTACAGCGGATTAAAAACAGGTCAGCAGGTTGTACTGATCCGGCAGCAGGGCGGCCAGAAGTTTTTAGTTGCGGACAGGGTGGTGTGACATGATTCCGGCAGTTAACAGTTTAAAAGAAATCGAGGTAACAGAACAGCCGTCTTTATGTCATCACATGATCCGGGAAACGTGCAATGTTGTAGGCGAATGTGATGGTTTGGAAGCAGTAAAACAGGCAATTTACAATATCCTGAACACAGAGCGGTATCGTTACATTATTTTTTCATGGAACTATGGTGTGGAATTGCAGGATCTGATCGGTAAGCCGATGGATTATGTCATGGTGGAAGTGGAACGGCGGATTACGGAGGCTCTGACACAGGATGACCGGATAGACTCGGTAGATAATTTTGAGTTTGAAGTGCACAGAAAAACGCTGATCGCTAAATTTACCGCGCACACGAAATATGGAAATGCAAAGATTGAGAAGGAGGTGGACGTGTAATGTATGAAGATCAGACATTTGATGTGATTTTACAGCGCATGCTGTCCCGTGTGCCTGAGACAATGGATAAAAGGGAGAGTTCGCCAATCTATGCTGCACTGGCACCGGCAGCAGTGGAACTGACGTCTATGTATATTGCATTTGACTGCATGCTGGCAGAGACATTTGGAGACACGGCATCAAGGGAATATCTGATCCGGTTATGTGCAGATCGCGGTATTACACCAAAGAAAGCAACTCAGGCGGTACTTGAGTTAGAAACCGATGTGGAGGTTGCGGACGGAAAAAGATTTACCGGCGGGGAAAATACCTATATCGTTACAGCTCCCGGACAGGTCACCTGTGAGCAGATCGGTACGGTCGGAAATGAATATACGGGAGATGTTCTGCCAATCGAATATATTTCTGGTCTCACGACTGCAAAGATCACGAGGGTTTTGATCTATGGAGAAGCGGAAGAAAGTACGGAATCCCTGCGGCAGAGGTATTTTGAATCGTTTGAGGAAAGGGCATTTTCCGGTAATGTAAAAGATTATCGAAACAAAACGCTTGCACTGGCGGGAGTCGGAGCAGTCAAAGTGATACGGACGTGGAATGGTCCAGGAACAGTGAAACTTGTTATTTTAGACAGTGCACATGGAAAAGCTACGGATACATTGATATCTGTAGTCCAGAAAGAGTTTGATCCAAACGGTGATGGCATGGGGGACGGGCTGGCGCCGATCGGGCATGTGGTTACGGTCGAGACGGCGAAAGAGTCAGTGGTAAATATTGCAATGAATATCACCTTTGACAGTGGTTATGGATTGAATGAATGTAAAGCATTGATTGAGGACGCAATGAAAAAGTACATTTTATCGTTGCGGCAGGACTGGGGGAACCAGAATCATCTGATCGTGAGAATTGCGTCGCTGGATGCTGCAATCATGGGTGTGAAAGGTGTGCTTGATGTGACAGGAACAACCATCAATGGGGGTACACAAAATCTTGAATTAACAGAATATGAGATCCCGGTCATGGGGGTGGTTACTTATGGAGGATAGATATATCAATCTTAAGGAGCTGCTCCCTTTGTATTTGCAGGAATACAGTGAGCTGGCTGAAATTATGGATACGGAAACACCGGAGTTTCGATTGTTGGAATCTAGGCATAACAGGATGATTGATAACCGGTACATTATATCCTGTGACGAAGAGGGAATTGCCCGGTTTGAAAAGATTCTTGGAATGACGCCGAAAAGTGATGATACGCTCGAAGATAGAATCTTCCGGTGTCTGACCAAATGGAATGTGTGTCTGCCGTATAACTATGCTTTCCTTGAAAGAAAATTAAAGGAATTGTGTGGTACAGAGTACGCAATAGACTTTGATATTCCCGGTCAGACAATGATCGTTAAAATCGGTATAGCGCAGAAAAACCAATATGATTCTGTGGCGGATATTTTAGACGAAATCGTGCCATGCAATATTTTGCTTAACACAGAACTGCTTTACAACCAGTACAGGAGCTTAAAGCCATATCCGCATATTATACTGGGACAGTTTACGCATTGGGAATTGAGAAACATCAGTATTCCGAAGAATTTGAGCTCAAAGGTAGAAAATATCACCAATTATACGATGGAAGAATTATCACGGTTCACAGTAGAGCAGGTTGCAGAAATCGGACTGAGAAAGAGAGGATAACATGAAACTTACAGATATTTTTAAATTCAAGCTGTTTGAAAGAACAGATCCGGTGGATATGAAAACCGTGAATGAGAATTTTGAGAGTGTAGAAAAGATTTTTGATGGATTAACAGCGGAAGATGTCGGCGCATTGCCTACAAGCGGTGGATCGCTTACGGGCGAAGTGACGTTTGAAGATGCGCTGTGTTCGAAAAAAATTGAAGGCACTGGAATATCAAAAATTGTAATATTACCAAGAGTTCCATATGGTCTGGTTGATTCGACGCATACAACAAATGTTTATTTCAAGGAGTTGCTGAAATGGATCTGTAAAAATTATCCTAGCAAAGCAGGATACACATTTTTTGGTGATGTAAATCCAAGTTCAACAACGTTTGCACAGATTCGAATATATAATACTTCGGAAGTAGATGAAAACGGATATCCGAGCTATGCAACTGGCATATGTCCAATGCTTCAAGGAGTAGTACATAGTTTTGGATTTAATAATTATACGTTTTATTTTCGAACGCTTTTAACGAATAACGATGTTGTCAATAATAACACGACTACAGCAGCAGGTTATGCGCTTGATGCAAGGCAGGCAAATCCGAATGTGGCTGGTAGCCTTGCAAAAAAAATTGAAGATCATATTTCGAATATAAAATCAGCATATTCGGCAAATGTGACCACTGCGAAAAGCTGTGCAAACAATACAGAAACGGCGGTTGTATCATTAACCATCAAGGAAGCCGGATTATATTTAATTCATGCACAAGCGAATTTTGCCAAAAATGGAAATGGCAGTAGATTTATATCTTTGAGATACTCGACAGAATCATCAGGCGGACTCGGAGGGCAGAGTACGGCTGCAGCTCCAACGGGAGCAACCATTGTGCAGGCTTTTTCTGTCGGTCCTGTGCAGAATGCTGGCGCAACAATTAATCTGATTGTAAAACAGAATAGTGGAGCCGCTTTGAACGTCGATAGCGCTTGGATGTGTGCGATACGCTTGAAATAAGGGAGGACTTTTTATGAAATTAAAAACAACAAAAAATACTTTAACAATTAATAATATCAACTATGTTGACGGAAAGCTGAATGTCGAATTTACCGGCAATCAAACCTGCGAGGAGCTGCAGGGCGCTTTTTCGAATAAGGAAGAACTTGCAGTGTTAAAAGTTTACACTGACGAGGATGCATTGACATCAGTTATTCCGGGATATGTGGTCTTAGAGCGGATTATTCTGCAGGAAGATATAAAAACGGTTGTACTGGCGAAAGAAGCCGATGATACCGAGCAGCGAATCACTGCTGTATCGGAAAATCTGGCTGAAAATGCAGCGCAGACGGCTGAAAATACAGACCGTATTGAAAAGCAGAGAGCTGATATTGACTATATGGCTATGCAGATGGAGGTGAGCCTGGATGAGTAAGAATTATGAAAAAGTAAAAAATTACTATGACAAAGGACTGTGGAATGAGAACCGTGTACATAATGCTGTAGGTAAGTGGATCACGCCGGAGGAATATGAACAGATCACAGGAAAAGCGTATGCAGAAGAGGAGGATACCTGATGAGGCAGACAGAAAATTACGGATTTAATATCCCGGAAGAAAATGAGTTCTATGATGAAGAACTGAAAAATGAAAATTGGAAAAAGTTAGATGTTGTATTAAAAGAAATCAGTGATAAGCTGGACTCAGCAAAGTCAACAGAATAAAAATAAGAGCTTAAGAGCCGAATGTGTAAGAAAAACTTACATGTCCGGCTCTTTTGCATAAAGCCTACGGGCAGAAAGAGAGGAAAATTTTATGAAATTTGACAAAATCAACATGATCTATGGACTGATTGCAACAATCGGGGTGGCACTATTCGGCGAGTACTGGTTTTTATTTGCAGGATTCCTGATCCTGAATGTGATCGACTATGCAACCGGGTACTGCAAGGCAAGATTCTATAAAAAGAATGAGTCAAGTGCCATCGGAGCAAAGGGCATCTTTAAAAAGGTATGGTATTGGGTTGTAATTGGACTTGCCTTTTTCATATCAAATTGCTTTGTGGCAATGGGCGAGGTCATAGGCGTGCAGCTTGACTTTGTGCTGCTGTTTGGATGGTTTACCCTTGCTACATATTTGATTAATGAGGTCCGCAGCATCTTGGAAAATCTGGTAGAGATGAATGTGAATGTGCCGCAGTTTTTAATTGCAGGACTGGATATTACACAGAAATTGTTAGACAGCAAAACAGAGATTAAAGAAAGTGAGGAATAATCATGGCAAATAGAAAAATCGGACAGGCTGGTCTTGCCCTTATCAAACAGTTTGAAGGCTGCCGGCTTACAGCTTATCAGTGTTCTGCAGGTGTGTGGACGATCGGGTACGGTCACACAGCAGGCGTACATAAAGGAATGAAGATCACACAGGCGCAGGCAGAAGAGTATTTAAAGCATGATGTGGCAAAGTTTGAAAAGTATGTCAACAATCCGTCCTATGTCCCATTTACAGACAAACTTAATCAGAATCAGTTTGATGCACTGGTCAGCTTTGCTTTTAACCTGGGGCAGGGCAACGTGAAAAAGCTGTGTACAGGCAGAGTAATGAATCAGATCCCGTCTGCAATGCAGCAGTACTGTAAGGCTGCCGGTAAAACATTACCGGGATTACAGCGGAGAAGAAAAGCCGAAGCAGCTCTCTATAATAAGAAAGTAGAGAGTTGCACCGGTGCAACCAAGACGGAATATAAAGCCGGTAACTGGTATCGCGTCAAAGAATCTGTTCCGGTCTGCAACGGTTATTACGGCGAGCATGGCAAGTATATTTACTTATCCAACCAGATCAAGATATCCTGTGATAATAAGAGCGGTATCGGATACCTGAGAAAAGGGGCTGACATCAAACCGGTAGATGTCAGAAAGTTCGATGACGGATCTGTGTGGTTCAAGCTAGATGCCACGATCGCATGTCTGGCTGTTGGCGTGGACGGAAAAGTTTATATCGGGTAATAAAAATCTGTAAAAGGAGTATTTTCCTTACTAATATTTTATATTATAATAAGGAAAGAACACGAACTTAATCTTGGTAATGAGAAAGAATAATGTCCGCAAAATGTCCACAAAGGTGTCTCAAAGCACCGGAAATAAAGGAAACGCATCTTGACTTTTAATCAAGTTGTCCGGGGTTCGAATCCCCGATGTCTCATTACTTAAAAGATTGGAAGTGTTGAAAAATCAGCACTTCCGATTTTTTTATGCTGTTTTAAGTGGGTTGACTGTGGGTTGGATAAAAATGCCCGCAAAATCAAATTTACTGAATTTCTAAATAATTTTATGACAAGATAAATCAAAAATATAAGGTGAATAAAAAAGGAGGAGCCAGTAAAACGGGGGATGTTTTACTGGCTTTTGTTATGAAAAAAAAGAAACTGTTTTATGTGAAAAAGGTTTATTTCCTTTTGACATTATTTATAGTAAACGAAGTTCATGATGAAATTGTGGTAAATATTTGAAAAAATTGTGAAGCCATAGTAAAGATTCGG